AAATAACTTAGTTCCTGTATGCTTACCATAGCAAACGTAGTCTCCTACATTACACCATGCACCCGTTGGAAACTTTTCTTTATCCGCATAGGCAATATCACCAAGGCTTAGAACTTTACCAATTGTTGTTAGATAGGACATATCGTCCTTGGTAGAGTCTGGAATAATAATACCGCCTTTCGTCAATGACTTAACTGACACAGGGCGGATTAAAACATGAAAACCTGGAAGTGCTGGTAGCACATCTGGATCAGGTTGTTCAATGGGGTCTGTAATCCACATATCATTTTTAATGGCATTACCTAAATTTACCTGTTGCATTTTACTCCTCTTCTTCGTCGTATATACGTTTCTTTACGATATCGGTTAAATTGTCTCTTGCCCATTCAAGTCCAGATAGGTTGCCCACCATCTGTGTATATTCAGCATAACTACCTGCGCTGCCATGACCAAGTGCTACTCTTAACTTATTAATTTCTTCGTTGAGTGTTTGAATAAACTCGTCCCAGATATTCATTACTTTAGTTTAGCTGGTCCTGGAACTTTGTATGAAAAATCATCGAACTCACCAAGAACACTACGATTGGTGCGACCACCAAACGATTCCTCTTTTACCATATCACCAAACGTATCGGGATTGGAATTTGGTACATGTGTAGGATAGCCGCCTGTCACGCTCTTAACATCAGACATTACGTGTTCAGGATATCCTTTTCCTTTTGTCATCATTGTTTGTCTCCTTGAAACTGTTTAAGAAAATCAAAGATTTCCTTTACTGTATTTTCTTTTTCTTTACCTTGCTGCTTTTCACCCTCAATAGCTAACTGCGTGAGGGCTTCAAGAGCTTTGATATCTTGTTTACTGTTACGATCTAGTTCAGCTTTTTCTCTCTTGAAGTTATCAGTAGCATTTGTTTTTAACATGCTAATGATCTGATCGTTTTCTTCAAGCTCAAGTTTCTTATTTTTAAGTTCCATATCAGCCGCTGAAATAGCTGTATCCTTATCAATCTTTTGTTTCTCAAGTTCAACCTTGGCTTGCTCAAGTGCAACCAACTGTTGCTCTGGAGACTGTGCCATGCCCATAGCCTGATTAGCATTAAGAACTTGCTGTGCAGCTTGCGCGGTAATCATTTCAATTACCTGTGGGTTCTGTGCTGCTTCTGGTCCTGCCTGTTGCATTAGCTGTTGCGTCATACCAGCAACCTGTTCCTGATACTTCATTACAGAATGTTCTTGAATGTTAGCTTCTAGTACAGGTCGTAGTCTAGCCATAACAGGATTAGCACCATTCATAGGGTCTTGTAGATATGCCATCTTGGTTTGAATATGTGCATCATGGTTCTGTCCTGCAAACGCTGCAATAGGGATACCTTTAGTTGCAGCCATAATATCAGACACAGGGTCCATAGCTTGAGGCTCAATTTTTGGCGGCAGTATCTGTTCTAGGTTAGGCATGTTAGCCGCATGTAGAATAGTTCTGTTAAGTGCCTCTAGGTTAAACATTCCAGGTGGCGACTGCTGCGCCATTTGCAGTGCCATGTTTGCCAGCATCATACGATGGGCATTGGATGGAATGTTAGGATCAGATACTGGAATAATATCTACGCGACCATCAAAGTCTGCACGGAAAATACTGCGTGACTCAAACGGTACGTCATATGGATATTCGTTTGGCAAGTAATCATAGTTAATACTTGCCAGTATCCGTAGCTCATCCTTCTGTGATTTATGTACGCGCTTATGAATAGCAGAGAAAAACTTGCTGCTTGCTTCAAGTAATGCCATAGTAGTACCAACGGGTCCATAAGAGGCAGCATCAGAAATTACTTGCTCTGTGCTATCTGCAAACTTTTGTCCTGTCAAAGCTACAAACTGTAGCATCTGATATAGAGTTGAGGAAGGCTCTTTGTAGGGGAGGGGAACTATAGCCTTTGATAAATCTATACCTGTTGCTTCAACCTCTTTGAACTCTCCAGGACTAATCGGATCGTTGTCTCCGACCATCCTGACACCCTTGGCTTTGAACCCACCTGGAAGATTGGCAAACTGACCCGCATCTATAAGGGACCGCATTGCAGCCGTTGCGCTCATTGTCAGATTACCAAGAAAGTGGATTAAACCAAGACCGTAGAAACCAAATCCTGGAACGAACCTGTAATGAACAAAGTGACTCCGCTTTTGGCGGTTAGGATCGTTTTGTTCATAGTTTCTACGAATACTAAGTACCTGTCGAGAATCCTGCTCAACAGTTACAATATAGGGAAGGGCTTCGCCTTCGTCCTCAATGTCTAGGAAGCAATGTTGCTCCAGTAGAACATACTGAGGATCATTATCATAATCAGGATTAAAACCAAGAATAGTATCAATCTTCTCGGCAAACGAAGTAATGCCAGACTGAGAAGGAGTAGGAAGATCGACATCTTGGTAAACTCCTGCATTGATATCTTTTTGAATATCTACGGGGCTGCGATAGATTACATGTGTGTATCTATCAGCATTACGAAGATCAGTTGCATAGTAAGACACATAAAACTGGTCAATCGGAATAAACTCCGAGACAGGCCGCTTGAGTGTAGAACTATAATAAATCTTTTTAAATGCAGAACCAATTAACGGTAGATGGAAAAGCATCCGTTCAAACTCTTCAAAGTATTCAGGCATCTGTTCAGTAACCTGATAGTTCATAAAGTTTTCAACACGATTAGCTTGCATCTGCTTTTCAGGAGTAGCAGTGCCTAGAATATTTGCTTTTACTGGGCCACTTGCAGGAAAGAGTTCCTGTGAAGCTTTCGACTGAAACTTAACAGCCGACTCAATTAGTAGTGGGTGAACTGCTGTACATGCGCCCTCAAAAGGTTCTGAACCTTGCTCTAGCTTTAAGCCTAGCAAATCAAACCCACGTTCAAACATAGACTCCCATTCTGCACGGGACTCCTTGTCTGCTTGAAAATTATCTATAACCTGATTACCAATCTGAAGTAGTTCTTCTTCTTCAATCGTTTCTGTTAGATCGCCATACCACTCAGCAACTTCTTCCGTTGCTTCCATTTCTACTGCTTCAGAAAAATCTACAATAACTCCATCACCTTCAGGATCAATCTCAATACTGGCTCCAGCCTCGCCTTGCTCTAGCAAAGGAACAACATTAGTTTCTCCTTCAGGAATCATATCAAAAGGATTACGTTCAGTTGCCATTATGCTGTTCCTGTATTATTTGTTACAATGCCTAGTAGCCCTGCACCTTTGCCGCTACCATAAATTTGATCTAGTATATCTTCAAGTCGTGTACCAGCTACTCGCTGTGCAGCCGTTAGTCTTTTAGCTCTTTCAACTTCTTCTACTGTTACTTCTTCAACAGGTACATTTTTAACTGCTGCAATTTTTTCTTTAATAATGTAGTCAGCAGCATCGTCGCCGCCAGCATCGGCACCTTCCTCATCGTCTAAACTAGTTTCAGGACCAACTTCACCTACTACACCCATTGGGTCCATGCCAAAACCTTTTTGAGAATTAATTGAATCAATCGCAGATTTAGCAATAGTAAGTGTTGGAGATAAAATACTAAGAGGATTATCTTTTAGATTAAAATTATCTTTTAAAGATTCAATAAAACCTTTTTCTTCTTTAAAATCTTGTCTGCTTAAATTTGCTTTATCATAAAAACTTTGCTCATCTGTTGTCATACCTGGACCAACTGTTGTCAGACCTTCTTCATTTATATCCGTAGTAATACCTGGAGGATCGTTTGCTCCGACATCTAGACCACCAACTGTTGTCATACCTTCTTCATTTGTATCCGTAGTAATACCTCCCTGATCGCTTGATCCGTCATTTGGACCATCAAAACCCCCAGTAGTATCACCACTATCAGGATCAGAATCATTACCAGGATCATAATAAGCTGGAATACCGTCAATCTTTCTACCACTACCTCCAAGTTGTTGTAACAAACTTTCTTCACTAGGATTAATGTAGGCCAGTCTGTGTGGCTGACCATGAATGTTCAGACTATTCTGAACAGTAGATAGACCACCTCCTTGCGCCATAGGCATAACAGGTTCCATTCCCATACTAATAGTAAGCATAGGTTTTTCACGTTCTAGTTTTCTGGATACTACTTCTTGTGCATAATCAAATAAAGACATTGAGTTCCCTTTCCTCGCCCACTCTATTATATCACATTAACTTAGAATGTCCAATAGGTTGATTTCTTTTCTCTAACTGGCTCATCCCAGTTTGGGTCGTCAGGATGTGCAAGGTTCCATGAGTCCCGCATATAATGCACTGCCATAGTTAGCGCATCTACTTGGTCATCATGGGCTGAGTTGGGAAAACGTATTAACTCTTCTACTAGATCATCTGCCCATTTCTTAGAGCTAGGTAGCCATAGCCGCCCTGCTTCCATAATGGGTGTAGCTGAGTAAACTCTGGATACCTTATCGCGATCTGGCAAATACTCTAGAATAGGTAGTCCTGATCTTCGTAAGTCCTGAATCAAAGACTGACCACTGGCTTTCTTTTCAATCATGCAGACATCAGGTCTGTATTCATTGTACAGTTTCTGTGCAATCCTTCGTAGCTCTGGGTATTCATACCTACCTTTTACATTACCAAGTAAGATTAAGTTAGAAGCATAGTTCTCTATTCCGTCTTCATCTTGGTCATACATGTAGAATATGCCCCA